GGAGAATTAAATGAAACACTTAAAGAGGAGGGCCTTGATCAAATCAATACAGGTGCTGGAATCAATACAGGTCTATGCGTCGTTGGTAACTTTGGCAGTAGTAATCGCTTCGATTATAGTGTCCTTGGGGATTCTGTCAATCTTGCTGCTCGACTAGAGTCATCATGTAAAGAGTATGACACTGATCTCATCATATCAGAATATAGTTTAGTTGATGGATATGATTACAAATTTTTAGATGAAGTTACGGTCAAAGGCAAGTCTGAACCAGTTAAAATATACACCATACGAAAATAATACTTGACTTCAGGTATAAATTTTGATATAATTTAAGCATAGTTACAATTACACTAACCAAGAATCAAAGGAAAACCCAATGGACTCAGAACAAGTAGCAGCAGATTTAGCAAAACACGAAGCCGTTTGTGCCGAAAGGTGGAAAACTGCGTTTAATCGTTTCGATGATATAGATGATAATGTAAAACGGATAGAGTCCATAATTATAGCCGCTGCAGGTACAATAATAGTTGGAGGCGCAGGGTTAATAATAACAATGTGGCTCATGCACAGTTAGGAGAAAACATGAAAGAATACAGCACAAAAGAAATGAAGGCAGGTTTTGAACCTTCAGTATCAGACTTTAAAGAAGCTAAAGAAGTAAAAGTAAAAACTTCTCCAGATAAAGCACTTATAGAAGAAAAAAGAGGTCGTTACATAGTAAGAGACCTGAATGGACAATTATTAGGTAAATTTTTAAGCAAGAAAGATGCTGATAGCTTCGTCAAAAAATTATAAAGACAGATTAGACATTTGCAAAGAGTGTCCAGAGTATCAAAAAAGATTTCAATATTGTAACATATGTAAATGTTACATGCCTTTAAAAGTTAGATTAAAAAAGGCAAAGTGTCCGAAAGGACTTTGGAGATGATAATGCCATCACACTACGGTAAAGGAAAAAAGAAAGGTAAAAAGAAAAAGGGCGGAATGAAGAAAAAGAAAGGTCTGACTGCCAAACAGAAAAAGTTACCTTTAGCATTGCAAAGAGCAATACTTAAAAAACAGAGAGGAAAATAAATGGAATTTTTAAAAAAGATTTGGAACATTATTACGTTCAAAGACTTAAATTTTGATGGTTCTGTCGATATAAAAGACAAACTACTCAAAGCAAAAAAAGATGCCCGTAAGAAAAGTTAAAGGGGGATATCGCTGGGGCAAATCTGGAAAAGTTTACAAATCCAGAAAAGCAGCGGAACGCCAAGGAAGAGCGATTTACGCATCAGGATATGGCAAGAAAAAGAAGAGATCCAAGAAAAGGAACAGGTAAAAAGCCTAAAGGTTCAGGAAGACGACTTTATACTGACGAGAATCCAAAGGATACGGTTAGAATTAAATTTGCTACTATAAAAGATGCGAGGGCGACAGTTCGAAAAGTTAAGAGAGTTCGTAAGTCTTATGCTAGAAAGATTCAAATACTAACTGTAGGCGAACAACGAGCAAGAGTTATGGGAAAGAAAACTGTCGCATCAATCTTCAAGTCTGCGAAATCAGGATTAAGGAAAAGACGTGGCAAGAAAAAGAAAAAAACTTAAGAAACTTACTAAGCGTCAAAAAGCAACTCTTCGTAGACACAGACCTCATCATACGAAGAAGCATATGACAGTAATGGTAAGAGCTATGAAAGAGGGTAAGACATTTACCCAAGCGCATAAACTAGCTATGCGAAGAGTAGGTAAATAATGGCAGTTAGAAGGAGAAAAAGAAAAGCTACTAAGAAGAAGCCAATACCGACAAATCCAACTCTTTATGCTAGAGTTAAAGCTGAAGCAAAGAGAAAATTTAAGGTATATCCATCTGCTTATGCAAATGGTTGGTTAGTCAAAACTTATAAAGCCCGGGGTGGAAGGTATCGTATGGGTACTGGACGCAAGAGGAGAAAATAATGGCTAAACCAAAAGGTGGATTAACAAAGTGGTTTAAAGAAGGTTGGGTAGATATATCAAGACCTAAAAAAGGTGGAGGGTATATGCCTTGCGGCAGAAAGTCTGCTAGAAAAAGCAAAAGAAAATACCCAAAGTGTGTTCCAGCAGCAAAAGCAGCTAGAATGACAAAAGCACAAATTCGTTCTGCAGTTCGAAGAAAAAGAGCTGTAAAACAAGGAGTCGGAGGTAAACCTACAATGGTTAGAACTTTCGCAAGAAAAAAGAAGCGTACTACTAGACGTAAACGCTAAGCATAGAGGAGAAGAATATGGCAGGTTTTTTACAAGGACCTACTGGGAAACACAGTACTCAGAAGATCAGAAAACACGTATTAAAAAGAGGATTAACTAGAGATATGAATGCAGCAGCAGGAGCTTTGGTTAATACTAAAAATCCACATGGCATAGAGGCAATGAGATACAAAGCTGCCCCTAAAGCTATTGGACCAAGGTATGGTAAAACTAAAAATCCACCAAAAGCGAGATTTGGCAAGAGAGTATAATGGCTCTGTCAAAATCAGAAAAAGCTAGACTTAAAAGAGTCGGCTTATCTAGACTTAACGCTCCAAAACGGACACCTAGGCATAAAACTAAAAAAGCTGTGGTAGCTGTTAGAGTAGGGGGCAAAGTAAAGATTATAAGATTTGGTGCACAAGGTATGGGACATAATTACAGTCCTGAAGCCCGTAAAAGCTTCAAAGCTCGACACGCAAAGAATATTAGAAAGGGTAAGTCCTCAGCGGCATACTGGGCTAATAAAGTGTTTTGGGCAGGTAAAGGAGGATCTAAAAAGATGCCTCCGAAATCACAAAAATATGTTAGAGGAATAAAAAGAAGAAAATGAAACATAAATCAGACGGCAGAAAACTTTGGCTAGACGAATGTTTAGTCAACGGAACATCACTTATAGTACATAGCGAAAAAGTCCAAGAAAGAAGAGACTTAACTAGAAGAGAAACAAATATAAAACAACTAGCCGCGGCTTACTGTTACTTATATCATAGAGTAACAGAAGAAGGACTTCTTAAACCTGACGACGAAGATAACTTTTTCAGAACCGAGACAATACACTAATGCTAACTATCAGTAGAGAAGATATAGTCGGCGACTATCTCATGGACTATAATGAGGCAGTTCGCTACTTAAAATTACCAGTTGATGGGTATATGGATCTACTTGGTATTGAGCCAAACAGTAGTCAAACAGCAATCATCAATGCAATAAACAATCCTAAATATCGTTTTGTTTGTGCGGCTGTTTCTCGTAGACAAGGAAAAACTTATATCGCAAATATTATCGGACAGTTAGTATCACTAGTTCCGAACTCTCACATATTACTTATGTCACCAAACTACTCACTATCACAGATATCTTTTGATTTACAAAGAAACCTTATAAAACATTTCGGACTAGAGGTAGTCAAAGATAATGCAAAAGATAAGGTAATCGAACTTTCTAATGGGTCAACTGTTAGAATGGGATCTGTAAATCAAGTTGATTCCGTGGTCGGTAGAAGTTATGACTTAATTATTTTTGATGAGGCAGCTCTCGTAAATGGAAAAGATGCATTTAATGTTGCTTTGCGTCCGACCCTAGATAAGGAGAATTCTAAGGCAATATTCATTTCTACACCTCGTGGTAGAAACAATTGGTTTGCTGACTTTTATTACAGAGGATTCAGCGACGAATACCCAGAATGGGCATCATTACGAGCTACTTATCACGAAAATCCAAGGCTATCAGAACAAGATATTTTAGAAGCAAGAAAAAGTATGTCGGAGGCTGAATTCAGTCAAGAGTACGAAGCAGACTTTAATATCTATGAGGGGCAAGTTTGGGCATTTGATCATGAAGAATGCGTTGCAGACTTATCCCATTTTGAAACAAAAAAGATGGACGTTTTTGCTGGTCTCGATGTAGGTTACAAAGATCCCACAGCATTATGTGTGATTGCTTATGATTGGGACGAGCAAAAATATTACGTTGTAGATGAGTATCTAGATGCAGAAAGAACGACAGAACAACACGCAATTCAAATACAGA